ACGATACGCGGCGCGGGATAAAATCAAGGTTGGTGAACGAGATGCCGCGCTCGGTATCACCCTCCGCTATGGTTAGCCTCAGATATTGCTGCGGGCAAATGTCGAGCATCCGGTGATTGCTCGCCAGCGAAATGTCGAGGTTAGGGTACTCGTTGTTGGCCTTGCCAGCAAGTAGGCCGGTTAGGGTATTGGTATCCGCCTGGTCGTTGAGCGCCAGCCGCTCCTTGCGCTGGATGCTACCGTACCGCCTGAACACGTGCCCCGGTGAAAGTGAGAAATAAGGCGTGCCGCTGCCGCCGGCATAAGCCACGCCGGACAGGTCGAGCAAGGCAATCTCATCAACCGTTTTACGCTCTATGCCGATTTGCTCCCGCCAATCCTGTGTGGCCAGAGTTTGTACAATCGGTATAGCGCCTCGATCTGCCACCGGTATAAGGTTTTGGTCAATCTCCACAAACAACCGTCCATAGCGATCACAAGCGGGGTGGGCCAGAATGGTACGCTTGCTCTCCTGTGTTATCTGTGCCCACAGGCTACTGGCAGGCGAGTCAAAGACTTTGATCTGGCGCGTGTCACTTGTGAGTGTCACATCCATACACAGCGTGGCGGTGGTGCGCCAGTGTAAGAAATGCCAAAGCCCTTTGTCAACCGTCAAATCCTCGAACTCGATCCAGGAAGTAGGCGTGCCGTCGTAATCCTCAACGCCGGTGGGGAAGCCGGTCATCTTGCCCATCCAGAACTGTGGGCTTTGTATATCAAATGACACTATGCCCTGTCGGGGATTCCATTTGATACTCTCGTCTGCAATCCAGCCCACAGCCACGACGTTCTCGCGGTCGTCCACCGGCCCGATGCTGGTTTCGGTGTCCCCGTACCAGTCGCGGGCGAACAAGATGACCTGGGCGCGGTCTCTGATCTCTGAGCGTAGAGCCTCATCCCACATGGTGACGCGGTATCGCCAGCCGCCAGATTGCCAGTCACCGGAACAATCATCCAGGCGAAATATAGTTGCTGGTTGGCTGTTCGTGTCGTAGACAAATACGTATCGGTAGCCGGTGAATGTTGCCCCGTTCGTTGCAGTCACCAAACAGGAAACGCGATACGTGCCCGCCGTGTCGTAGGTGATAGTAGGCGTCGCGGTCGCCATCCCACTCGTGGCGCTCGCGCCCGTGGCAGTCCAGGAATAGGCGGAGATGGTAGAGCCGGACACCCACGAGTCCGAGGCGTCAAATTCAACGTCAACCGTCGCGCCGGTCAGCCACTTTACAGCCGGAGGCCCAAGCACCGGCACGGGGTCGCAAACCTCGTGTTGGTCGGTGTAGGACACGTCATAATCCACGTAGACAGTGCCGCCACCGTCGATCCGCAGGTGGCGCGGCCAAAGCGCAAACTCATCAACCACCGTGATGTAATCGTTGTCCGTCCAGTCTATTTCGCTGGCCTCGCCAATTTCCATCGTACCGGAGACGCCGCCGACCGCACCGCGCAGACGAGCCATTCCCACGTCATACGCGCCCGCCGTGCTTCCGATGTAGACGGTCTGCCCCGCTATGCAATCGGCAAAGCCAGCCGAGCCGCCGTCAAAATCAATCTCGTAAACCCCATCCGTCGAGGCTGGCGCACCCTTGAGCCTTGCCGTGAATACTGATGCAGGGGTATGGACGGCTAAAAATAATTCGCAGCGTTGGCCGTCGCTGCGCAGGTGTGCAAGTTCGGGAGCGGTGATGATGCGCGCCATATTTAATCAGTATCGTAGCTATCTAGTGTTCGCTTCAATTGAATCACCCAATCGCCGTCGGGGAGTTGTACCCATCCCTCTACGGCGTAGTTTGCGCGTGTCTCTTCGTTTAATTTGTCTAGTATTGCCGCACGCACAGTCTCCAAAAACATCCTGTCGTGCATCTTGATCAGTTTTTCCGGCGGCAGGTTCGGGCTATTCGTCACGGGGTATACTCCTCCGCATTCGTAAACTTAATTACAAAGTCCATTCGGCGGCTGAAACTCTTTTCCTCATCCATCGGCCAGATCATTGTAGCGGTGTAAAGTTGGTAGGCGTCCTCATTATCGTTCTTGCGGGTCTTAATGTACACATCCGCGCTGGCGGCGGTACAGAAAGTCTTTAGCTGGTCTCGTGTTGTGCGCTCCAAATACGTCCAACGCCACTCGCCTATCGCTACGCCCGCCCCGCGCACCTTGTTATTGCCAAGCGTGATGTACTGGCTATAATCCTGAAAGTCCGATTTTGGATCCGGCACAGGGACGGTCAGGTCGGACAACTCCTTCATTCCTACGTAGGTTGCGCCAATTTCGTAGGCCATTATCCCATCACTCCCTGGAAGGCCGCCTGCGCTTCCTCTCTGGCCGTGCGTCTGTACCACTGGCGCATACCCGCGCTCATATCCCCGCGGAAGGTAAAGTTTTGGTGTATCCCCAACTGGCCGCCCCGTTGCGCGCCTAGCACGTTCTGTTGTGTGAGCCGCGCGCCCAACGCCCGCTCCGCCGCGCGGGTGGTTTGAGCGTCCAGTACGAACTCGCGGCCCTGCTCGCCGGTGCGGATGATGCCGCTCGCGTATCCGCCACTCGCGTAGCCTGGAATGGGGCCGGTGCCGCCGCGCCTGCCACTGATTCCGCTCGCCAGCGCCTGTCGCTGTTGTTCTAGCCAGGCCAGCATCTCGCCGGTCGTGGTCGCGCTCTGGGTGATGACGTTCATCCCTGCTACCAGCGTAGCGTCTATTGTGCCGATGCGTTCTAGCGTGGCGCGTTCCAGGTTGTCCAACTGCGTCTCGGTCACGGTCTTGAGCAATTCCAACTCTTCATCGCGGCGTGTGTTCACCGTCGCCAGTTCTTCGCTCAACTTGGCTTGTCGCGCGGTGAAATCCTGCTCGCGGCGTGCGCGTTGGATTTGGAAATGTACCTCTGCCTGTGCCATCTCGAGGGCAAAGCTCTCGTTGCGGCGTGACATTTTGACGGCTTGATCTTCCTCCGCGCGCTGGCGCTCTACCTCGTAGCTGCGCCGTTCACGGCGTAGGCCCAGGGCGTCACGCGCCCCGATCATTGTATCCTGGCGCGCTAGACTGTCCTCTCTCATCCGGCGCATATTGCGTTGGTGGTCGGCCTCGGCGCGGGCCATTTCCTTACCGGCGGCCTCGGCGCGGGCGGTGCGGTTGCGGTAGTATTCCTCTTCGTAGCGTGTTTCCTGTTTCCCGAACTCAATCTCTGCCTCTAGTATCCGTGCTTCCAGGCTTTCACGTTCGCTTGCCGCCGCCGCTATGATTTCGTTACGCCGCCTCTCGGTTTCCTCTTCGATAGCGACACGCTCCTCTTGGTATTCTGCGAATACCGCCAATGCCGCCTCGGATACGGCGTCACCAGCCCCGCCAGGCGGTAGCCCACCAGCGCCACCCCCTGCCCCGCCTGCCACCGCCTCGGATGGGAACAAGAATTGCGCGATCTTTTCCATTAGTAGCCGCTGGCTCTCAACGCCGCCCGCTACGAACTCTTCCAGCTTTTCATCCGTGGCAGTTCGTAACCTGTCGGCAAATGCGCTTATGTTGTCGCCCGCCTCCTGCAAGCTCTCGATATGCAATTTATCACCCAAATAGCTGGCGAACTGGCCGAGGGCGTCCGTAGCGAACGCGAATGCCTTGACTATACCGGCGACCGCCTTCGACACTATTGACACCCACAGCGTTTCCGCTTTTGTCAACATATCCACGACGATGAAAATAGCCTTTTTGATAGTCTCAATTACATCTTTTAGCCCATATTTCTGCAAGCGTTCATCGCCTGTCGCGCTCCCGATTGCGCGCGTCGCCCCGACTCCAGCCGCCGTGCCCGCCGCAATTGCCGCGCCATAGACGCCCGCTCTGCCAAGCGATCCGGCAATCGAGAGAGCCTTGATCGTCTGTAGAGAATCAATCACTTTGCCGAGAAATACGAGCAATGGCGCGCCCACCGCTACGATAGAGATCAGCCCAGCGCCAAAGGCCAAAATCTCAGGGTTAGTATCGCGGAGGCTGGACAGTAACTCGGTGAATTGCCGAACGATAGGCGCGAGGGTTTCCATCAAGGGGGTGAAGCCGGTAGCCAGGGCCAGCTTTAGTTCGTTCCTGAGCGATACCCACTCATTTGCCATTGCCGCCGCTGCGTCCTCATTTGCGCCCATTTTGGACAGGATAAAGTCCAGTTGCTCTCCGACATCCTCGAATTGCGCTTGGGCGTCGGCGATCATGTTCGGATCGATATTGAACAGCCGTTGCAGGGAGATGGTCTGACCGGCCAGGTATTCCTGGATAGCACGGACAGCGTCCGTCGTGCCTTTGAGGGGATTGGTCGAGGCAAGTAGGGCGGCGCGTACTACCCAGTCATCGAGGGAGGCTGCGCCGTCCTCTAGCACGGGGATGAGGGAGCGCCCCAACTGCCAGACCTCGTTAACCTCAATTCCGAACCGGTTGGCCTGGTCGGTGAGGCCACGCATCACGCGCTCGGCCTCTTGCTCGTCTTTGAGCAACGCCCTGAACTGAATACGATAGTTGCGCACGTCGCGAGCGGCGTTCAGGCCCAACACGGCTGTGATAGTAGCGCCCGCGCCAATCGCGGCGATCTCGCGGCTCATCATACGCAGGTCGCCGCGCAGCCTGGTGATTGTAGTCTGGACAGGCTTGAACGCCTTGCCCATATCCTGCCCAACGCGCCGGAGCGTCACGGCGGCGGCCGTCGCGGACGAAGTGTCTATAGAGACAACACCGTGCGCGTGCCCCAATCCGCCCGCCATTCCTGGAAGCGCCAGTTGAGTTGGCATCATTTTACCTTGTGGTATCTGACGGCCTTGTCTTTAGCCGCCATCTTTTTAAGAGCCTTGACTGCGTTGCCACTGCCTGCCGGTGGCGGCAAGCGGAAATCAGCATCCAGGAGTTGTGTCAGTGTATAGCGCGGTGTGAGTTTGCCGCCTGTCTCGTAGGTCTCTTGCAGCGCGTTCTCGACCGTTGTTCCCACCAGACACGTAGCGGCGTCAAATTGGTATGCCGCCCAGCGGTCGTCAATCCCTATAATGCTACTCGGCCTCTGGTGCGTCGCTGTCGCCAGCGCGTGGAGATTCCACATCTCGCGCTTGTTGCTCACAAAACTTGCGGAGGATTTGGGCCGGCTGGATTGCCAGTTGAAAGACGAACGCTTTGTCATCAAAAGCCACATCCGACAATGCTATTTCGCCTTCGCCCAAATCCTCTACATTCTCCACGACACGCGGCTCCATAAACGCTGCCTTGCAGACCTGGCCGAACAGTTCAGCCATTCCCGTTGCCAGTTCCGCGATCTCGCCAATCTGTTCGACGTCCGTCTCTGTCCAGAGTGCTTTAGCGGCAATGGGAGAGAGTAAGTCAGGCAAGCTCCCGTCCCGAATCATCACATCGAGCGCAACGGGGCGTATACGCGCCACATTGCCAGATGGAAGCGTGACGGTAAATCCCTTCTCTCGCGGCTCTCGCCACTCAGCCGCGCTGGTGACTGATTGCTTGTCCATTAGCTGATGTTGGACGGCGGGATCGAAATGGCGGTATCGGCGGCGTGCTCGATCAGGTTGATGACGCCGTACGTGGTATCATCTACCGCCTGGCCCGCAACCTCCGGGATAAGGTACTGCCCATACTCGGCCTGAGCCAGCGTCACATCCTCCATAATCTTGACCTTCGGAAGGAACACGTGCAGGTCGCCGTCGCCCTGGGTGGCGCTCATCTTGCCGCAAATGCCAAAGTAGGGCATATCGTCGCCGCCGGTCATTTTCAGGTGGTCCTGGTCTGAATCGCTGGCGGTAGATGTCAGTCCGAGCAGCACTTCAAGCGCCGCCATACTGACCGAGCCAAAGCGCAGGCGAACCTGACCGCCGATGATCTGCGTGTGGCTATCGGTGATCTTGTCGTCGCCCTCCAGCTGCGCCGAGACGGTCTGCATCACCGTTCCCATCAACTGGACGCTCGGAACGTCCACCGCCGTGCCGTAACTATCGGTGGAATTCCAGGTAGCAATCTTGACGTCCTCCAAACCAAATTGCGGTGCTCCAAAAGTATCGAATGCCATCGTTATATCCTCCTACTATCTAACTCTTGAATGTGTGAACTGCAAATTCAGAACGTTCTACGTTTGCGTCCAGGCTGGTGTCGCGTTGTGTGCGCACGTCACCAGCCCACAGGACCTTGAACGTGTCGGTCAGTTGTTGCGCGTGCAATAACGTATACACGCGGTTGCGCATCGCCTCGATGTTGCTGTAGCCGGTGTCCTCGTAAAACCAAGCCTCTAGCGGCTCGCGCACGCTCAGATATTGCGTGCCCTCGTCGGTCAGTGCGCCGTCCGGTGTAGCGCCGCGAGATTTGAGCAAGATACACGGCCTGATTATCTCGTTGCTATCAAAAGCGGACGGCGTAGCGGTTCGGCTGATTCCATCCGGGCCGGTCTCGGCGTAATCGTAGATGCCACCCGTCGCCAGTGCAACCAGCGTGGCGTCCGCTTCCAAGACCGCCTTTGCCGCGCTAACTGTGCTCACGATAGCATCCTCTGTACATCCCTCCAAATTAGCGGCGCAAAATGGTCTAGGGCCGGATCAATTATGGCATACCGTCCGGCGTTGTTCAGTTCGAGATAGATACCATAGTACATTCCGTGACTGAGGATAATCTGTACCATCTGGCCCACGACCTCGTTTGCCTCAGTCCAAAGTGTCTGCCTGGCGTTGGCCGTCCGGTCAGTCCAGGGTGCGTTGTCCTTCATCCAGTTCTTGATGAGCGGCGCGTAGCGTTGGGCAATTGCGTAGATGCCCCGATGGATTGCCGTTGCGTATGCATCCGCCAGTTCTGGAAACGCTTTCTCCGGCGGTACTTTCCACTCAAAACCACTTTGCATTACGCCCTCATCGTGGCAAATGCTTGCAGGCTATGTTGCAGCCCTGGGACGACGGCCACGATCTTGTATCCTGCGCCGTCAAGCGCGAATCTATCGCCGCGTTGTATATCGGTGTCGGTGATGGTCGGGTGTCCGCTGTAACCGAGTATAAGTATCTCGGCTAGGGCGGTCTCGCCAGCCTCGGTCTGGTAACGGCGCGGACGGTCTCGCAAATCCTCGATCCTTACCGATTGCGCCGCCAGTTCCACCCTTGCGCGCACCAGTACCACTGATACCGCCTTGTCTGCCAGGATGCGGGCGGTGTCTACACTGGCGTGAATGTCATCTAGCCAGTCACCGAGCGGGAACGTATTGCCCGCCCAGGCGTCTACGCTAGGCACTGGGCGCGTCCTTATCGCTCGGAGGAATGGAGAGTAAGCCGATCATTTTAACTCCGACCCCCATCCTGGCTTCATCTTTCCAGAACCTCATCGAATCGGCGATATTCTCGCGCATTTGCACGCGCTCGACTCGCGTCATACCCTCGGTATAGTTGTGGAATTTGTTGGCCTGCGCCAGCAGTTGGCGGTAGCCAAAGTAGACGGCCAGATTATAGTCATTGCCAGCGCGCGCATAGAGCCGGTCTAGTTCGTCGTTGGTGAATACGCTTTCATCTGAGCCGGTGCCCAAGTCGCCTTGCAGGTCTGCGCGCTGTGTGGCTGTGAGTGCCATTACCCGTGCTCCTCGATCAGGTCTCGTAATGCCATTGCCGAATGTTTCCAGGTCTGATTGTCACGTAGCCACTGAGCGGACTTGCGCCCACGTTCGGCGGCCTCGGTGCGGTTTTCATAGCACCACCTCATCTTCTCAGCCAACTCGGTAACGTCTGCCTTTTGCCAGTATCCGCCACAGTTTGGAAAAGAGGCGGGTATTCTATGCCTACTCATCTTCTCAATGACTATGGCCCAGTCGTCGGTGTGCCCATCATCGAGACCGCTATACCTGATCACGATAACCGGCAGGCCCATCATTGCCGCCTCGCGGTGGGGCATCCCCCAACCCTCTGAACGGGAGGGGATAGCGAAACAGTCCACCGAGGAATAGACGTCAGACATAAACGCCACGTCCTCACGCCAAAACACGATCCGGCTATCTGTGCAACCGCTGACTATCCTGCTCATCAAATCGTCGTACCCTTCCGCCGCATTGCGAGTTTTTATGATGAGTCGTGCGTCTGGCGTGTCGCTTGGCGATCCAAAAGCCTGGTAGAACGCGGCCCACACCTCAACCCAGCCTTTCCGCGCTCCCCGGTCGGCCAACGTCAGGAACGTGTAGGATTCCGAGCCGTCATACTGCCAGTGCATTGCCGGGAACTCACTCGGAGACGTGCCGCCGTGTACGATGCTGATGGGCACCGTCACGCCACTGTCCGCGAATGCCTCCGCGTTATGCTCACACGGAACGATGATACGATCCGCCCTAACGTTTGCGATAGGCGACCACGTCGAGGGCAGCCGCGTGCCCTCGGTCATTGTTAAGTTCCACTGCTGCCCGGCTATGGGCCGCAGCATATAGGGCGGCATACACGCTATGGTCAGGTTGGAGTAGTCCATACCCCCCAACCTCTGCAACCAGCCAGATAACCGCACCTGGCCCGTGAGCATTGGCTTGACTTTTACTCCGATTTGACTCAATGCGCGGACCAGGTAGCGGCTGTAACGGCCATAGCCGTCGTACACATCGTAATTCAGTGCCAACCAGTTGACGCTCAACATGGTGGCCTCCTTTTCGGTCTAGCTGATTGTAGGATTCGCCCAGGCGCCGCCTGAAACCAGATACGCGGCTGCGCCGTTTGCACGGTCTAGCCCAACGCCGATGCCGAATTCCATCTCGACGTCGAGTTGTTTAACGGGATAGTCGTCATCCGGCGTGGTCTCCGGCACGATGTAAGCGCCAAAGCCAACGTCAGGATGCACGCGGACGGCGAGCGGGTTCTGCGTCGCCAACTGCCCGAAGCTCTTGCTCATCCCGGCGTAACCGGTCGGGACGCGGTTGGTGAAACGTACCTCCACCAGGCCGTACTCGCCCTGGTAGTAGCCCAACAGCCCGAACGCACGTGAGCCGGTGGTATAGAACTGGTTGCCGGTGGTCTCGCCGCCGCGATCTACCATAGAGATGACCGGATCGACCACCTCAACGAACTTGGTCAGCGCCATATACAGCGCCACGTCCGAGCGGGACACCAGGGCGTTGAAGGGCGGGACGTACCCGTGCTCCTGCAACGTCTCGGCCAGTTCGTCCAGGACGTCGGAACTGTCCTTCGAGGCACTGTCCACACCCAGGTAATGGTCGTGGCTCGTGGTGAACGCCTCGCCGTCGTAGGCAGGCGGGGCATAGTCCACGTTGCCACCCGTGCCACGAACGAACGGCACGTCATAGCCTGCTGAACCGATTGCGTTCTCGGTGTTAGTGAACCAGCGGGTCAAAAGTTTCTTCTCGAAGCGCCAGCGGCCACGGCGGGTTAGCGTCGATATAGCGGCGTTGATCTTGGCGGAGCGGGAATCGCGGAAATAGCGCCGCGTACCGCCCACGCCCTGGCCATATACCCGTAGGTCAATCATATGCCCGATGGTTGTGCCGTGAATCGCCTCTGGTTTGTCCACGTCGGTGATGTCCGGCATATCGGTTACGGAGCCGCCCTGCTCGTACTCCATCGCGATTTCCTCGGTGAGGGAGAACAGCCAACCCCAGTCGGTGACCATTGCCTGGTTGAAAGCGCCCAGGGCAAGGGCCAATTGATTAGCCAGTTCGCCGTAGGTGACTCCATCTCGTGTTGCCCACTGCGACAATCTGGTAGCATCCCAACCGGTTGGGAGCGCCATATTCAGTAGTGTTTGAGGTCCTAGTACTTCAGCCATTGTCATTCCTCCTTAGCTCGACGGATCGTTCTGTTCAGGATGAACGAAAAACACGCCGGCGCGCTCAGAATAGCCCATAATGCGGCTAAACGTTCCAGCGGCATCGGCGAGACGTCCGACGGTGTCGGATACGTAGCCATTGCCCCCCGGCGTCATCCCAGAGAATCCAGAAACCGGCCCGAACACACACACGCTGGCCGGGTTGCCAACGACGATACTCGTTGTACCGTCGTAGCTCTCTACGACGATGCCGATACCGCGAGCGGTCGCGGCATCCACGTCCCCGTCGGCTGGATCGACAAATCCGTCCGTGCCGATAAAGACGACCTGCCCGACCGTAACGGTGCTTCCTGCGGTATACGGTCGCACGATTGCGCCGTTCGGTTGCAGTGCACGAATGTTTGCTGCTGTTAAACTGATGTCAGCCATCGATCATATCCTCCTCAGATTCCCGTTTGCTGGCGTGCCCGACGGCGCGCCTCCGGGGTATCCTCTAACTTGCCAGAGTCCCGCTGCCTGCTGCCGACGATAGCACGCGGGCCGCCCAGCGCCGCCTTGACGGTCTCGGCCAGGAGTTGCACGTCTTCGCTCTTCCAACCCGCCTTGACCATCTCCTCAATCTTGCTGGCGTCACGGTCGTCGGCCATCTCGGATAGAACTTGCGAGCGCAGCGTCGCGCATACCAGCGCCACCCGTTTCTTTGCGTCCTCGCCCTCAACCTTCCAGTCCACGGTCTCGGCGATCTGCTTGTCCAGCGCGGCGTCAAACTGCGCGCCATCGTGCGCGGTGATCCGGTCTTGCAGCTCCTTGACCAGTTTCTTCTCCGCGTCACGTGATGCGGTCAATTCGGTGATCTGTGTCTCGGTGTCGGCGCCTGCCTTGTAATCCGCTACGATCTTTTCGAC